AGGAAATTTATTAGCATTGATACAAACTGTATATTTCCTTTAACATAACCAAGTTCAGGATCAATCCTATCGATTGATGCTAATCTATATTTAGGAATTTTATCTTTTACTTTATACCAATCCCAACCGGGGTTCTCTAACTTAATTTTAGTATATGGACAAATGCCTTCTTGTAAATCCCACGCTTTCTTTAAATCCTCCAGCGTTATGTTGTAATACTTATTCCTTCTACGAATTCTGCGCAGATGTTCTCTAAACTGAGAGTATTCATCTTTCCTACTTTTCTTCATAAAATTCCTAAAGGTATTACTTTTCATAATAAATAAAGATACGAAGAAAAATAATTAAAACAAAATAAAAAAGGTCAACATTAGTTGACCTTTCTGTAATAATATTTTTTTCTTATTTATCCGCGAGGTTTGTCAGATTGACGTTTCTCACGCTCTTTTAACCATTGCTCTAGGATTGCTTGCTGATCTGCTGTAAGAATCTTCTTTAGTTCAGCAATAAATTTACCATCGCATTCTTTAAGGCATTCACGGATATTTGAAGCTGCTTGTGCTTCCTTTAATTTAGCTCTAGATGCTTCTTTTAATGCAACTAATTCTTTGCGGGCTTGTTCTTTTGTAATTTCACCAGTTTTTAAGTTATGCTTAATAACTGCTTCTTGTCTTTTCATTTCTGCAAGAATTTTCTTTTCAGCTGCTCGTAAAGATTCGGTGCACAATACAGTGCATGCTTTGTGGTCAATTAAGAGTTTAGAAACAATTTCTTTTTGTTTTGATGATAATTTTAATTTAATTAATAAATCACTAAATACACCGGATGGTTTTGCTGGTCTTTTTGGTTGTTCTTTTTGAAGAACTTCCAATTCATAAAGACAATCATAATCTTCTAGCTGTGGTTGATTTGAAATATAATCCTGTAGGGTGTTTTGTGTGTTTACAATCATGGCTGGATCGTAATTTGGTCCTTGGATCACATCTGAGCATCCTACAATATAAACTGCGGTAATAAAAATAATAAATTTATGCATATTGTCTCCCTAATATAATATTGTTTTTTTATAAATATTACCCTAGAGTGTAAATAGTTACATTTTTAACCACTCAGTCAAGGTTTTGGTTGGATTCCAGTTTAATAAGGCACTTATCTTTTTATTATTAGCTTTTGTTTCTCTTGATTCACCCGGTCTTTGTGGGATATAAACTTTATTATCTGATATCAAATCTGCCAATTCATTTACAGATAAGTTCTTACCGGTTCCAACATTTAAAACAGATGCAAATATTTCTTTATTCTCAGATTTTGCTGCTAAGATGTTAGCTTCTACTATATCGTGGACATATGTAAAATCTCTACGCTGTTCTCCATCGCCAACGATTGTTAACGCTTCGCCTCTGTTTTTTTGTTGAATAAATAACCCAACAACAGGGGCATATTGACCTTTTATCGGTTGACGTTCCCCATACACATTGAAATATCTGAATATGACTGTTTCAAGACCCCATATCTTATAATACATCTTACATAACTCTTCACCCATGACCTTTGTGTATGAGTATGGGTTTAAACAATCAGTTGGCATGTCTTCAGTAAGTGGTGGTGTATTTTTTAAACCGTATGCTGCGGATGTTGATGAATACATAATACGCTTAACGCCATGTTTTCTAGATGCTTCTAATATATTACACGTTCCAAGTACATTTACATCAACTGCCAATTGCGGGTTATCTATTATGGGTTGTATTCTTGATTCAGCCGCCAAATGAAATACACAATCCACGTCTTTGAATAATGGTAGTATTTTTTCAAAGTCTCGTATGTCATGATGATGATATTCTGCATTTGGATTGAAATAAAACTCTTCGTTTGATATTGCTGACAAGTTATCAATAACAATGACTGAATTACCTTCGTTTATAAGTCTGTCAACTAAATGACTTCCGATAAACCCACACCCACCTGTAACTAAATACCGCATAACGTAACCTAATTTATGTTAGAATTTCTAATACTATTTATTGTCCATTTTATGTGATTGTACATAAGAAATGAACCAATGGATATAAGTATTACGCTAAGCGTTTTAAGTTCGTGATAAAGGAAAGTACCACCAAATAAAATCGTGGTATATAGCAAGATATATCCCCATTCACCTGCGTTAGATATACCCGATGAACCACGATGATTGTTGTAATCCATATATAAATTTATCCTTATAGTATCTGTTTGGTATTAGTGTTAAAACTTTTGTTATAAACCCATATTGACAACGCTGAAATGTTGCTATATAGTTTTGTAATTCATTTGATGCTGATATTTTTTGATTTTCTAATTGAAGCAATAGCTCAGGTGATTCTGTATTTTTTACCCTGTTTAACGAAAACAACGTGGCATCTATAAAACTATTATAATCTGAATATGCTATCGTTACTGCGGAATTATATCCGGCTACATACTCATAAAATTTATTTATATTTCCATCTGGGATATTAAATTCAACAATTGGATCATCCAGCGTATATGTTGGAGTTATGTTTATGCCTCGTATGAATGAGGTCCCGTCATACTGGATTGGGTAGTAGTCATTTACGGCATAAAGATATACAGAACGTGGATGGGTAGCTGGCTCCGGTGCTACATAAGTTACATCAGAGCACCCTATAACGCACAGTAAAAAAAATATTATAATCTTCTGCATTTCTTTTTATTCCTTCGAGTTCTTTGTATTCGTTTTTTCGGGGTGTAGGTGTTTCTTTGTTCTGGTGTATCACAATCAGAACATCTCCATGTATTTCCATTTAACTCATAAGTTTTAATTTTATTGCAGAAGTATGCGTTTCCATTTCCATCTCTAACTTGATATTCGGTTGCGGTATTTTGTAGTACTTTTTTTATAAATTCATCACTGTAAGAGTCTATGTTAGATACAACACGTTTTACCAAAAAAGGTACTCCATTTACTTTTATCACTTTATTTGCGTTTATAGGCATTTTTATTCCGTGGGTATGGTTAGCTATGGGTTAGGGTATAAAAATCGGTTATGGGCGATTTCTGTGCAAACTAGAAGGTGTTTAGGTTACCAATCATCTGTGCGATCGAGCACGGCATCGTCTGAGTCATCGAAATTATCCCAATCGCTATCTCTGTAATCAGAATAAAACATTTTTGAAAAGAATTCAACGAGTTGGTATGTTTCTTCATCTTTTTGAATAATCCTTCCGCCCCAAAGACGATCCTCTGAATCTTGCAACTCAAATTCAAATGAACCAGACTCTACTTTATTTCCGAATGCGTCTAAGTTTACGGGCCATTTTTCAAATGAATTTATATCTTTTAAAATATTTTCAATATAATCTAGTTCTATAATCATAGTTCTCCTGTATATTCTGTTTAACTGAATTACTATTATAATAAAAAAAGAAATAATAAAAAAATTAAAAATATTACTTGTAATAATATAAAAAATTATTTACATTATATATACAGTATATACTGGGGGGCTGGGGGGTAACTAGGAAACAGGGTAACTGGGAACTATATTATATACTGGATAACTTATAATTTATATAACAGTAACAGTAAATTTTACTTACTTTATTTAGTAATAAATTAATATTTATATAAAACAATAAACTGCGGAGTAGATTTGTATTATACTGTTAAATCTATATATCTTAAGGAGGTGAATTCATATGAATAAAAAACAGTGGGATACTAAGCTAGGTTCACTACTCCGCAGTTTAGATATTGATAACAATCCATCTGAAATAGATGAAATAAAGAAGTTTGGAAAAACTAAAGATGATGTAGAAGAAAAGATATTTGAAATTGTAGCTTCTTACATAAAGAGTGTAATTGATACTAAGCTTTCTGAAGAAACTGATTTTTCTGAAGAAGATTTTAGTGATGAATTCGATGAATCTGGAAACTTTCCTACTGATCCAAATATACTACTGAATGCTTTTTTCAATGAACTATCTAAAAATTCTGAGGAAGAACAAGATCCAAAATCTGATAACCTAAAACAATGGGAATTAATATTTAATTGGTTTGAAGAATTATTATTTATTAACAAAGGCCAGTTTAGAATCATGAAAAATGAAAGCAATGAACTGGTAATAATATTTTCTACAGATGAGATAAAATCAAAAGGTAAAGTAGTATCAATAACCGATGAATTATTAGCATCATTTAAAGATTTTAATATTTATTACAAGAATGTTTCCAGGACTAAACCTAGTCCAAAAAAACAATCTAATGTAAAAAAACAAAAACCAACTACGAAAAAAGAAGATGGAACAGAAAGAAAAAAAAGAACCTACACAAAGAAGACTAAAGACAAAGGGACAGAATAAAGCATTTGCTTCTAAGAATACTATAAATCGATTTAAAGGTTATGAAATCGATTTTAATAAGATTTCTTCCGAATTTGAAGATTTAATTGAAACTGATGAATTTAGAGATTACACAAATGAACAAGACACGTGATGTAATTGAACCCAGTTATATAAATTTTCTATTGAGATTAAATAATATTCTAAAAACCTCTAAAATAGAACCATCAAATATAGATGAAGATATTGTACATAAAACACAACAGTACGAACAAGAAACATTTTATTTAGAAATGTACACTGGAATTGAACCAGACTATTCTGTTCAAAATAATGCTATTAAAAAAACTCTTGATTCTGGTTCTGTATGGATGCGATAAAACCAAATGCAACATTTGTATTTACCCAAGTAAACTCAAAGAAGTTTAAATCGGTTGATCATATAAAAACCTTTAAATCAAAGCATTATAATATCCCAGATTATTGGTTTAAAACAGAAGAAGATCTGTTATTGTTTTCACAATCATTGAAAGACTCTAAAACATTTATAAATTATTTCACTAAATGTGTTTCGTATGCAGTAGAAAATAATTTAGAATCATTTATTACATGTACTTTAAGAACAAATACAAATATAATATTTGTATTAATAGAACATACAAATTACATAGAATCTATAGATAAAATGATAGATTTAAATGCATCCAGTGAACTGTATGAAGAATGCTCTAAATTAGTATTACTAAAGAAACATTACGAAACTGAATTTATTAACTCAGGCAAAACCCAGTCATATGAAGCATATGAATTCTGGAAGCCGTTATATCCTAACTTTTTATATTAAGTATTTTGTTTTTTGGAGATTTTGATGTATATTAAAGAGAACAAGCCATACTCTTGGAATAAAACACATAAAAAAAATAAAAATTTTTATGATGAATTTTATCAAGATGGCAGTAAAAAAACTAAGATTGATCCCTATGTTCCATCTAAGTTTAGAAAAAAAATAAATTTAAAAGATATACAAATAGATGAAGATTAAGTAATGAAAAAAGAAGTTATATATGTTGATATGGATGGGGTTGTTGCAGATTTCCCTAAAAAGTGGAAATCCATGTACGGTAAAGAACTAGATCTATATCATATCCCACCAACCCCAGACGGATTCTACAGAGATTTGGAAGTAATACCGGGATCGGTGGATGCAATAAAAATATTGTCTGAACATTTTGATGTATATTTTTTATCAACAGCAGAATGGAATAATTTATCTTCTTGGGTTGATAAGCGCATCTGGTTAGATGAAAATTTTGGAAAATTAGCCTACAAAAAATTGATATTATCACATAATAAATCATTGAATATTGGAAAATATTTAATAGATGATCGAGCAATTGAAAGTAACCTTGCTTTTACTGGTGAATTTATTCATTTTAGAAGTAATAAATTTCCAGATTGGAAAACTGTTGTTAATTATATTTTAAAGGATGTACTGTGTCAGTAAAGTTGGTATCACTTACAACCCCAGAGTTCTCTTCAGATATTGATAAAATCAAAATGACTCCTGAAGAGTTTATTGTTTATATAGCCCGTGTATCAAATCCATCTAATCAAATGAATATGGAAACTGCTCCACGTCTTATTAATTATCTAATTAAACACAAGCATTGGTCTCCGTTTGAGTTTGTTGATATGACAGTTGAAATAGTAACAAGACGATCAATAGCAGCTCAAATCTTAAGGCATAAATCATTCTCTTTCCAAGAATTTTCTCAACGATATTCATCTGCAACTTCTATACAGGATATAGAACTTCGTAAACAAGCAGAAAAGAATAGACAGAGCTCAGCAGATCCATATAACCCAGACTGGGTTGGTGGTGTTAAGCTATCAGATATAGTTGATGGACATTTTCAAGCATCATTAAATTTATATAATCAAATGATTGCGGCTGGTATCGCCAGAGAAGTTGCACGTGATATTCTTCCACTTGCAACAGAAACAACAATGTATATGAAAGGATCGATACGATCTTGGATTCACTATTTAGAACTTAGAACTGCAGATGATACACAAAAAGAACACAGAGAGATTGCAAATAAAATAAAAGATATATTTATTGAACACTTTCCTAGTGTTGGATCATCGTTAAATTTTTAAATAAAGGTTTATTATGAACACAGAAGAACAAATAGAATTTTCTCCTGAAATGGAGAATAGTGAAAATCTACAAATAGAAGATATGGTTAAACCAGAAGCACAATCGATTAATGATTATCTATTCTCAATCGAAAGCGATATGAATGATATCATTATGGACCCAGCTAGCTCTGGATATGACTCGTTGGAAACGCAAGACGTTGTATATGGAATTACATTCAGCGTTGGTATGGATCCAGCCCATGACACTGTACTCGATTTAGGAGCTGGTATTGGGGAGTTTTATTCATATGTAGAGAGATTTACCGGAACAGCTTTATCTAAATACATACCAGTTGATAACGATGCAAATATGCTCGAGATTCTAAAATTTAGATACGCAGCAGATGATACGATAAAGGCGTTAGAATTGGATTACTCAGATTTTGCATATTCCCACCTTGGGTATAACCCTGAAGTGGTTAAAAATTTACAAACATTAGGTAATACAGAAAAAATTGATTGGGTTGTTTCGTGTAATACGTTTGATGATACAATGACTGCTGAACATATTGTTACCAACATTAGCGTATGGTCATCTGTTGCTGAAAAGGGAGCTGCATTTACTTTTAAAGCTGAGAATACTGATTTATTTGTTGAAGTTTTAGCTACATTGTTAAAAAATGAAAGATTTTCAACAAGAACAATAGTAAGATCCGATTTTATTAAGAATTGGTATTCTATTTATATATACAATTTAAGAGGATAATAACATGATGGAATCAGTAATAACATTTTTAGGTGGATTTATGCTAGGTGCGCTTTCTATGTATTTGCCATTACATAAAAAGCTTTCAAATGAACGAGATAAAAATGAAAAAGAATTAATACAATCGATAAATGATAAAAAAGCCGTAATCAGTGAACTACAAAATTATGTAAAGTTACAATCAAGAACTAGGCAACAAATAGACAAACTAACAAAATTAACACAAGAAGAGGAAACACCAAAACCGCGTAAGAAACCTCGCAAAAGAAAGCCCAAAAAAACCTCCTCAACAATGTAAGAAATAAACAAATAAAAAAAAGTAGATAGTTATTTTTTAGTAAGCTATCTACTTTTTTCTTTTTAATAAACAACAATATTGGTAAAATATATGAAATTAAAATTCTCTATTATTGTGTGGATAACTGCAATTGTATTGGCAGTATCTTCTGCATTTTATAGTGTATTCGGACTTTCCAAATTGTTTTCTGGTGCTGTAATTGCAATTGTTACAGTTGCCTCTGTATTAGAAATTTCTAAAATTGTACTTGCAACATATCTCCATGATTATTGGAGATCTTCATTAAAACTGTTACGATCATATCTTGTATTTGCATTAGCATGTTTAATGTTAATCACATCACTTGGTGTATACGGATTTTTAACATCTGCATATCAAGATACTATTAAAGAATTTAAGTTAAAACAAAATGAAATAAGCAAAATTGATGTAAAAATAGAAAGCGTCAATAAGCAAATAGAATTCTTTAAAAAGTCAGATCAGGAACTACACCAACGTTTGCAGACTGCACAGCAGTTAAAGACAAACCAAGATAAAACGATATCAACAATATATTCTAATACAAAATCAAGCAACACAAAACTATTAGAAAAATCTATGAAAACAACTGATGATTTATTTAATAAAACATCAGAGCGTTTAACAGACATACAAAATAAACTAGCAATCGCGGCAGATAGTCTGAATAGTTATGAAATGCAGAAATTACAACTGCAAACTGAAAATCAAACATCCGAGGTTGGTCCTCTGCTTTACATAAGTAAATTATTCAATGTGGAGATGGATTCAGTTGTAAACTTTCTTGTTTTATTGATTGTTCTTGTATTTGATCCTTTGGCAGTTGCACTTGTGATTGCAGCTAACGGTATGAAACTAAAAAATGAAATAAAGGTTGTTGACGATATACCAGAAACTACAATAAAAAATAATTTTGAAATTAATGAAAAAAATGTTATATTAAATGAGCAGATATCAGAGTCTATAGATCATACTGCAGAACCAGAACCAGAACCAGAACCAGAACCAGAACCAGAACCAGAACCAGAACCAGAACCAGAACCAGAACCAGAACCAGAACCAGAACCAGAACCAGAAAATATTTACGGGGAATCTGAACCCAGAATTGTTAACAGAGGAAAAGCAGTTAGAATACGATGAAAACACTTCGATGTGCAAATAGCGATTCAGGTAATAAGTATTATACAGGGCATACTTGTAACAATATAGTTCCAGTATCTGAATCAACTGAAAAGGTTGTATGCTGGGCGTGTGTTGTTAGATTACTTGGAAATCCTGCTGTAAAGCAGGAAGTGCAAAAGAATATAGGATTTCCTCGTGGTTGGAAATTTATGTCTGAATATGTTGATGCAGATGGAAACGTTTATCATAAAGGTATAATACAACCAGAGCTTAAAGGTACAAAATCTCCATCAAAAATAAAAAAACAAAAGGTAAAGAAAAAAGAAAATGATGTTGATTTTGAAAAAATAAAAGAATTAAAAACAAAAATAAAATTAGAAAAAGATTTGAAGAAAAAGAGAAAATTAGAAAATAAGTTAAGTTCTATTATCCGAGGTGCATACTGATGAATTTATACGATGAGCCAGCATTTGACAAAAAAACAAAACAACCAGAAGATCAAAAATCATTCATGGATCCATACATATCACGTATTCTAACTGAGTTGGAGTATGGATTGAATCTAGATAATGGTGTTTTATATATAAACAGCGAAATCGAAGATTTTGTTTTTTATGAAGTTGTATCTAAAATAAATGCAATACTGCAATTTAGAAAACATTATCAATTAGATGAAGAAGCACCAGTCACTTTAGTTATAAACTCAAGTGGTGGAAATGTTTATTCTGCAATAGCTATAATTGATTATATGCGAAAACTAAACATAAAAGTAAATACGATATGCAGAGGAAGAGCAATGAGTGCTGCTGCATTGATACTGACATGTGGAACAGGGGTCAGAGCCGCATCAGAAAATTCAACTATTATGTTTCATGAAGTATCATCTGATTTCTTTGGCAAATCCTCAGATGTAAAGCAAAGTGTAAAGCATCTACAGACACTTGAAGAATCTGTATTTAGACTACTAGAGTCAACTACAACAAAATCAAAAGATTGGTGGAAAGAAAACTGTATAAAAGATACATACTATACACCAAATGATGCAGTTCAGCTAGGAATAATTGATAAAATTTTATGATTTACATCGTTATACTTTTAGTTATTCTGTTAGGAATAAGCATATACGCTAACATAAACATATTAAAAAAATATGAAATAGCAGAGCAGTATAATGCAAATACATTTTTATTTATTTCAGATATGGAAAAAATAGTGAATGAAATGTATTCAGAACTTAAAGCAATTGATCGCCGTGGTAGCTTTGAAGCAGATGATGAAGTTGGATACTTTTTCAAAACACTTAGTACCATTATAACTGATTTATCACAATATATGTCAAATTTTAATTCCAATGAAGGTAATTAATGGCTACAAGAAAAAAAAGGCAAAAAATATATTTTACAAAGGATACTGAAAATGCCATAGTGTTATATAATAATTCGATTGATGAGATGGAACGTAATATTATTTATACGAATCATATTCACGCAGCATTTGATAAATTGGCGGAAAATATAATACATACATTTAAATTTTATCATTTTGATGTACCACATGAAGATGTAAAACAAGAAGTTGTTTCATTCTTAATAGAAAAAATAGATAAATACTCCCAGGATAAAGGGAAAGCATTTTCATATTTCAGTATAGTTGCTAAAAATTATTTAATAGCTCATAATAATTTAAATTATCAAATTAAACAGAAAAAAAGAGCAATTGAAGTAATAGATAGCGAACGTAATATAATAAATGAGCACAAAAGAAATGAAAAAAATCAAGAAACATACGATTTTACGGAAGAATTTGTAATTTTCCTAGAAAAAAATATAGATAAGCTATTTATAAAAAGCAAAGATATTGAAATTGCTGAGGCAGTTAAAGATCTTTTTAAAAATAGAGAAAACATAGAAAATTATAACAAAAAAGCCTTATACATTTTAATTAGAGAACGAACTAATGCAAAAACACAAAATATAACATCTGTGATAAATTATATCAAAGAATTATATTTAAAATTGTATGAGATTTATTGTGAAATTGGAAGTATAAAAAATATTAACACGGAAGATTTACATGAGCACTGATTTTGAAATATTCTCAAATAAAAAATTTTCAGATTTATTAAAAGATATATACGATAATTCAAGGAAGAAAGATCGTCAAATAAATCTTTTAATTTCTGAATTAAAACCATTGGTGAAATCAACAAATGATGCATCAATGATTGTTCCTCTTATAAAAGAATATCTTGAGGTTGGCGTTAAAAATGATGAGCATCTTGTAAAGCTAGCAGCTATTGTTCAAAGAATAATGGCAAATGGTCCGCAAAGTTCTGATGATGGGTTTATTATTTCTGAAGAAGAGAAGAAGCAAATATTAGATGCAATTGAATCTGTAGAAACACAATCAAATAATATAACGATACCAGAACGAAATGTATGAGTTATTTTCAAAAGATCAGCAGCTAGAATTTATTCAAGCAGAGGTATTGGCGATTGATTATGCCGGTTATTATAGGCGTAATGGATATTACATGATATCATGTAGACCTGTTGGGTCTAAAACAGATAATGAAATAGTTAATGCTATACCACTGGATTACAATATAAAAAGACTACCAATTGTTGGTGAAATTGTATTACTTGTAGCCGCATTATCTGCTTTTTCAACTGCAAGATCTTCGGGAAAAACTCTTTATTATCTGAACTCGGTACCAGTGCATAAGAGTTACAATCACAACGCACTACCAACTGTAACAAATAAGGGAGCATTGTATTCAAAACAACAAGATTCTTATCAAGATTCCTTAACAACCGGTAGAGTAAAGATACAAAAAACAGAAGCACCCTTAATTGATAGAAATTTTGAAGAAAAATCAGAATTGAATCCACTTCAAATGTTTAGTGGGGACATGATAGTAGAAGGTAGGTTTGGGAACTCATTAAGATTTGGAAGCACAATAAAATCCGATCATCCGTTTGGCGCTGCACCAGCGTGGAGTCAAGGTAGGTCACAGGTTGGAGATCCGATTACAATATTATCCAACGGAAGAAAAAAATCATTAGGCAATAATAGATTAACAATAGAATCTATAAATGAAGATGATTCATCAATTTGGTTAACATCTGGGCAGCAGTTATTTTTTGCACCTGCATCTGCTATAACAAACGTATTGCGTAATAATAAGTTTGATTCTTTCATTAAAAGCAATTTCTCTGGCAATCAGATACTGCTATCAAGTGATAGAATAAATCTAAATGCAAAAAAATATGAAGTAAATATTTTTAGTAAAACGGCTATAAATCTAGCAGCTGAAGTTGGTATATCAGTAGAGTCAGACAAAGTTATAGAAGTTGAATCAGGACGTATAAATTTAGGAATAAACGCAACACATCCGGCGTTGCTAGGTGACGTAACGTTTGATTTGTTAACTAAATTATGTGATACTTTGATGGAATTGTGTGATAAGCTAACACAAGAGACACATCCAACTGGCGTTGGTCCATCCGGTCCTCCTATCAATGCATCTGCATATGTTCAAACAAAGCAATCAATAAATCAAATAAAATCAGAATTACCAAAAATAAAATCAAATTTGGTATTTTTGAACAAGTCAAAATTTGCATCAGATGAAGCAGACAAAGAATCAAAAGAAAAATTTAAAGAAAACTTGAGATCATAAATGGAAGCAACTTTAGAAAATGCTAAATATTTGTATTTTGATGCCGTTGCGTTTACAACTATTTCAGATTTAGACCCGGATAAATTTCCAAGTACGGTGCATGCTGCAACGAGATTTGCTGATGCCGCTAAAGAGTTATATGAAGTCATGTTTGCAAACAAAACAGCCGGAAATCCCCCGGTTCAGGAGCACTTAGACCTTGCAAATAAAATTATAACAAAATATAATCAGACGATAGATGCTATTAAACAATCAGACGCTAGTTTTGGAGCAACGCTTGATATATCGTATAAATCAACCGGTGAAATAATAAATTTAGAAAAACTATACATAGAGGAATCTACTAGGATCGGGAATCCAGTTTCAACTAATACGTCAGTAGTTACTACAACTGAAACTGCGCCACCTGCGCAACAAACACAAATTCCACCAGAAAAACAGCCAAAAAAAGATTTACCACCGGCAAATAAACCAACACCAAATAATACCAGCACACCTCCGCCGCAATCGGATGATTATGATAAACGAACAACTAATTTATCAAATAAAGAAGTTGAACGAATAAACACTAGCCAAGTTCCAAATGAAAAGGAATCCGCCGAAGATAATGAACCAGATATATTAGATACGTTATCAGTTGGTTCAGATGGATTGGTTGTTGTTTCAAGCGAACGAAGAAATCAATTATTGTCTGGTGATGGAACTGGATTTTCGTATAATTATACACCTGGTCAGTATGGGATGCCACGAAAAGGACCAGTTGATGCATCCAACATTACTGTTAAAAATACCGGGTTTAGTATATCAGTTGTTAAATCATCTGAAACTGATGGAGAAATAATATATAAGATCAAAATAGAAAATGATGGTAAAAATTGTTTATATCTGGATCAAATAATTGAAATATCCGGCACAGACCTATCTAATGTAAACCCAGACACAAAAAAATCACAGTTTGAACCTACAAACTTAGGTACAAACGGAGTGTCAACCAATATCACAGACAACACTACATTTATTAAAAATTTTGTCTCAAATGTTGATAATTTGCAATCACAAACAAATGCTCCATTTTCAGTAGGGGTTCCTCAACATCTAAAGCAGAAAGACAATCAAAGCGAACCGTTGTGTTCAACAAACTCAGAGAAAAAAGAGGAAGATAAAGGAAATAATAATTCTGAAAATAAAGAACAACAATCCGATAAAACTGATTCAAAGAAAACAGAAAAAGAAGGAAAAGTTGATTTATCAAAATTGCAAATAGAAACAATAAACGAATCAGAAAAATGGGTTGGTTTTTATGAGGATACCCGTTCAGATAGACCTAATACAAAGGATTTTGGTGAAAACAAACCAAACGTGCGCGTAGATGAAACTGGCAATATTATCGTTGATACCTCATTGATGGAAAATATGTTTAAGTATGCAGGTTGGTCAAAGGCTGGTGGGTTAAAATGGCCTTACTGCATGTCATTTGCATTTATGGTGGCGTATAAAGGGGCACTCGCTGCCGGTGATTCTGAATACCTAAAGTTTTTAGATGAGGCAAGAAAAAAAGGACTTGCAACGAGTACACAGGGATTTTATAGATATGCCAAAGAAAAGGGATTTATATTCCAAACACCGGTGCCTGGCTGTGTTGTAATTTTGCAAAGTCTTAAGGATAAATCCAAGGGTCATGGGATTATAATTGGAAAAAATGTTGAAGTCTGGGCATTAGAAAATAAAAAATGGGTCTTTGAAACAGTGCAAGCAAATACGTCAGGTGAAACTGGAACTGCATTAACAGAAGGTGTTTTCTACAAAACAATTGGATTTAAACCAGATGGTGTTTCAATTGTAGTATCACAAGATGGAATACCATATTTTAGATATTTGGGTTGTATTGTACCAGAATCAATACGAAAGCAAGTTGGTGAAACAGATGAAATATTAACAAAAGCTTTTGTTACTGATTGGACAAATGAAAAAGAATAAAAATACAAACCAAACTATTTAATTATATCGTAGTTACTGGAGACATAAATGGAAGGAACATATAATTTAGGTGAATCTAGCCCGAATTTGTTAACACATGCAAATTATATGTGGAATTTTTATAAGGACCACGGATATTGGATAAATCGTACTGTTAAAAATATAATAGAACAAACACAAGGAACGTCTGCAGAATGGGGTGCAAACCGCCCTAAACGTTCCGATGTCTATCTAATGTTTAATGCTGCAATCGGAGAAGCATTTAAAAATAATGCGTCAAATCAGTATGTTTCTAATACTTCAAATTCTTACAGAGCAGCCGCATATCAAATATCAGCTATAGCTGGTGTAGAAACAGGTGGTACCTACAATTATCGTTCTAGAGCAACGAGACCATTTGGCACATCACCGTCTGCAAGAGGTGGGTTTCAAATTCAATTTAAATCAGATGGAAACCATAAAGGCTATTCAAACATCTTTAATGTACAATACACCGATTCAGACGCTTACCGCCCACAGATACAGAATATACCATACAATCAAATACCAGAGTCCATACGAGGTTCTGCGTATGATTTTTATGATGCATCAACTAGGGTAATAAGAAGATTTTCTGATAAAGCTAGTAGTATAATTGAAATAAGAAATAAGCACGGAATACAACCTGCATCAGAAAATGATCCAATGCTTGGTCCATGGGGTTTATATTTGTATTGGAATCAAGGATCGGGAAACGGACCAGAAATATTAGATGCCTATTTAGACCCATCAAAACGAAATAACCCAATATCCGCTTATACAAGTGCAACTGGCCAATCATGGGCAAAGGGTCATAGAAAACTAACAAAATCAGGCAGGAGCGTATCTGTTAGTCCGGGAGATTTGACCGTTAAAGAATGGGTTGATGCTATGCGATGGGCATTAAATGTATATTTTTATATATCATGTAATGCATGTGTAGCAAGGGCACTTAATTATAAAGTTTTTCCTAGTGGAACAAAATATCAATCAATTATAAACAATGGAACACTTGACTGCAAACCGTTGCAAGCAACAGCACAGGGTTATGCAAAGTGGGATGGGATAAATACGTACCCACAGGGTGCATCCAAGATAACAAGTAATGTGATTAAACCAGCAGGAAATCCCGCTAGACGAAGCACTGCACATTCGTATGCAAACCAAAACACTGGATACTATGACACTCAAGCATCAAGACAGCGTCAAAATGCACATGCAAGAAACTACACAAAAGCATGTGATTGTGGATTTGTTGCAAATACGTCATATGAATTTGAAGTAAAGTATAGAAAAAATGAACAAGCAATTGACCCAACAACAAAGCAAAAACGAAGAGATTGGTTATATTTGGAATTTATTGGAAATTTTGATAATAAAAAATCTGTATTAATTTATATTAAGTAAACCAATGGATGCAATAACCTACGCAAAGAAAAATAAAATACCTATTAAAAATATACCGCCATCAAATTTAAAAACTGGCATAATAACTGCATTTTTATTACGTAAAAGCAGAGAACGTACTTCGGTTAAAAGTCAAGCAATATCAAATACGGTTAGTAGCTTGTATCAATCGGTATCAACATATGCAGATGCAGACTGCTCTAGAATAACATATACATCTCCATACGATGGCACAGACTTTCTATCATACGCAAACGCACAGTCTAATATACTTGATAAACTATTATTATTAAACCCAAAACAAATAGGAATCATAAATGAATATATGGAATGTGTTTTTGATTATGGAAATCAAGTACATTATTTAACTGCAAAGCACAACATAGTCCCAGTATTTACAAAAGAAGAAGATATCGGCATACCAACACAAACATCGCTTGATTCAAATAAAATTGGATTTGCTGATTCACTGTTTAATTCAAAAAATAAAAACATATATTCATATGGGGATTTGAATTTAAATAATATGGTATTTTCTAGTGTTTTATCTTCATTTAGAATTACAGACTACGAACAACAGTTTCTTTACAAGTCACCTGCCCCGTGTAAGTATTTTGAATCTTCTAGTTTTTATTCTATGCCATTTACAAAACCAATAACAGAACAAACTGGTGCGTTGGCAGTACCTGGAGAAGAAGTACAACTAATTAGGAGTTCTGATACAGGAAGTAGTGATGGTTTTGAAAATCCATTTGATGATATAGATTATAGCGAAGATTTTGCATATTACGATGAATTCAGTAATTACCAGATTGATTCAGTACAATCTCCATTTTTTGTTTCATTGGATGGATCGATCTTTAATGAAAAATTACAAATTGATGTAACAAATCCATTATGGAAAGCAAATACTGTAAAAATTGAAAAAGATAACCATTATAATTCATTTGGCTCTGATATATCATATAAACCAACAGAAGACGCTATGTCATTACTGGATACAGCGATGACTAGAATATATTCTTGGAAATCTTGTTTAGTTGTATTTGAAAAGGAAAACAAAGGAAATTCAAATTTATTTAACTCATCTTATGAATATGTTTTACTTGTTGGATTAAAAACACGTAAATATAAAATAACAGATAAAATTGATAAGCTATTTTATATACACGTTGGTGATAATTATATTAATAGCGATAAGTTCTCTAAAAAGGATATATTTTTATTAACATCATCATTAAAAACTATGTTAAAAACATATAATGCAGATAAAGTACACTTTTTTGATTTATCGGCACATTCCGGTGGTAATATATGCCCTAATGGATTACTATTTGGTATAGACACTGAAATTTCAAATCAAATAGTAAATTTTGTTAATAAACGAGATAACTTGTTCGTAAAGTTAAATGATACAATAGAAAATATTTATGAATTATTTGAACAAATATAGGGATTAGTATGAAAACGGAATTATTTGAAAAAATGATAAGAAAAATAATAAGAGAAGAATTGGAATATTATAATTCCAAACTTATTAATGAAATTGCTCAAATAAAAAAGGCACAACAACCTCAGAATAAAAAGGAAACATCTGTGCCACCACAAGGAAATAATTCTTTATATGAAGGATTGTCTAGATTTAGAAACGAATTGCAATCAGAATATAATGAATTTAGTGAAACACAGGAAATGAGTTTTGGAAATGCGGAAATACCAGATGAATTAAAAAAGGTATTTAACCGTGATTATTCAGAATTAATGAAAAAATTTAAATAATGGCATTTAATTTTACACGTTTGGATGAGCCATTTGTAACGGCAGATAAAAGTGGCTCTTTTATTTATCAAAATTCGATTGGTGTTACACTTCCATTTAATGTAGAGGGTGGTGGTGTATTTAATAAATCGTTTTTTTCTGATGATCAAATGCGTACAAACGTAATTAATTTGTTATCAACAAAGAAAGGTGAGCGCGTTTATCACATAGATTTTGGAACAGATTTACATCGCATACTTTTTGAACAAATAACGGATACCGGAGAAATAGAAAGTAAAATCAGATCAACGTTAGTATCCGCATTTGATTTTTGGACTCCATATGTTACGTTAAAATCACTTGATATTGAAACGCCGGTACCAGCTATGGGGAAAAATTCAGAAAATTCTTTAAAAATAAACTTAAGATTGCAATTCGATCCAACTCAATCAAATATTAATGTTGTAATATTTATTGATAATCAAGGAACTTTAACTGTAGAGTAATATATGGCTGAATTAGAACAAAAAAAAGTTAAATATACGTCACGTGATTTTGGTTCACTTCGTGACGATTTAATTACATTCGCTGAATCGTACTTCCCAGCCGTTTACAGGGATTTTAATGAGGCATCCCCTGGTATGATGTTTATGGAAATGTCTGCCTATGTTGGCGATGTTTTGTCTTTTTATACTGATAATCAATTTAAAGAATCCCTATTACTTGAAGCTGAAGAAAAATCAAACATACTTGCAATTGCACAGAGCATGGGGTATCAACCTAAGTTCTCGTCAGCTGCAACAGTAACATTGGATTTTTATCAAATAGTACCTGCAATTGGTTCCGGTGAAAATAATAAACCGGATATGCGATACGCAATGACATTGGATGCAAATGCCGTTGTTGCTTCATCCGTTGGATCTAACATAAACTTTATAACTAATGATTTTGTTGATTTTTCCTTTAGTTCGAGTCTTAGTCCTTTGGAAATACGAGTATATGAAATAAATGAAACAACAAATGAACCAACATTTTACTTGTTAAAAAAATCAGTACCTGCTTCAAGCGGAACTATACGAACTCAACGATTTGCGTTTGGGTCTGCAATTCCATACAATGCCGTGAAAATATCGGATACAAAGGTCATAGAAGTAATAGATGCAACTGATTCAGAGGGCGATACGTGGTACCATGTACCATATTTAGCGCAAGATACGATTGTAGAATCTGTTAGAAATATTAAAAGAAATGATAAAGATTTATATATGTTTAGAGAATCTGCACCATATCTTTTAAAACTTAGAAAAGTATCAAAAAGATTTACAAGTAGAGTTTTAAGTGATGATTCGATCTTGTTACAATTTGGCCCGGGTATATCGGGTTTTAATGATGAACAAATAACACCAGACCCTTCTTTATTCGGTACAATATTTTCACCGTATTCAAACACTATAGATGAAACGATAGATCCATCAAATTTTCTCTTTACAAGAAATTATGGAATTGCACCGGCAAATACAGAACTAATAGTTAGATATAGAGTTGGCGGCGGTATCGCAGATAATGTACCGGCAAACTCTTTAACTAACATATTGTCAAAACGAATAACAATGAACGAATCTGGATTAGATGCAACACTGATGTCTCTTGTAAAGCAATCATTATTTGTTACCAATACACAATCTGCGTCTGGTGGCAAAGACGCAGAAACATTAAATGAAATAAAAACCAATACGCTTGCGTTTTTTGCAGCCCAGAGCAGAGCAGTTACAAAAGAAGATTATATTGCAAGAGCGTACACAATGCCTCCTAGATTTGGAAGCATAGGAAAAGCATATGTTGTTCAAGATGATCAACTAAACATTGAAGGCAATTCAGATAACTTAGTATTTTTAAATCCAAACCCAAATGCATTAAATTTTTATGTGTTAGGATATAACGAAAATGGAAATTTAACAACAACAAATACTGCGGTTAAGGAGAATTTAAAGACATATTTGTCATCATTTAGAATGTTGACCGATGCTATCAATGTAAAAGATGCATATATAATAAATTTCGGAATTGATTTTGAAGTAACACCAAGACCAGAATACAGTGGCTATGAAACCATTGCAAATTGTATTTCTGTTTTAGTAGATTATTTTGATATACGGAAATGGCAAATAAATCAACCAATAGTTATCAGTGAAATATATAATATGCTAGATCGTGTTGCTGGTGTACAAACCGTAGTTGATGTGAAATTTGTCAATCTATATGATACTACGCAAGGATATTCTCCAAACGTATATGACATGGAATATGCTGAACAAAACGGATTAATATACCCATCACTTGATCCTTCCGTTTTTGAATTAAAATTCCCATACAAAGACATTAGAGGAAGGATACGATAATGGTTAATATTTTTTATCCAATAAAAGATGCAACATTATATGAAACTAAGCTAGATTCAAATACAGGAATGGATTCTATTCTAGAATTATTACATGAAAAAAAAGGAAATCTGTATTATAATTCTAGAATACTATTAAAGTTTGACCAATCGGAAATTAATAGTTTTTTATCTACATATAATGTCCAATCACCAACATATTCGTTAAACCTGTATGTAGCAAAAATAGAAGAATCACCAATAGAGGTATCAATAGAGACACGTCCTGTAAGTGGAGCATGGGAAAATGGAACAGGTAATGCAAATGATAATGTACCAGTAAAAAATGGAACGTCATGGAAATGGCGTGATTTTTCAGGATCAATTGAATGGGTAACAACTGGCTCTAGACCAACAAGTTATGCATATAACGCAGTTACTGGTGGTGGTACTTGGTATACTGAAAGCAATTATAGAATCACAAGTTCTATTACGAATATAAAAAATGATTTAAATATTAATGTTAGTCAAATATTCAATGCATACAGTAGCAGCATAATCAGCAATGATGGTCTCATAATAAAATTTACATCTGGAAGTGAGTTATCGAACTATGGTTATTATTCATACAAATTCTTTTCTAATGAATCAAACACCATATACTCGCCAAAACTAAAAATTATTTGGGATGATTCATCGTATCAAACAGGAAGTCTATCTCTAATAGATACAAATAAAGAGTTTATTATTTACTCTAGAATAAAAGAAGTTTATAATCAAAATGAAAAAACAAAAATACGATTGTTCTCTAGACCTAAATTTTTAGAAAGAACGTATGCAACACAATCTAGATATTTAATTAACTATAGATTGCCATCATCATCTTATTATGAAATTAGAGATACTGTTACAGACGATATAATAATACCGTTTGATGATGTGGGGACAAAAATAAGTTGTGATTCAACAAGCAATTACTTCAATATTTTTATGGATAATTTCCAACCAGAACGATTCTATAAAATTCTAGTAAAAGTTAAAGTTGACCAATTTGAGCAATATATTTTAGACGATAACATATATTTTAAGGTTGTTAGATGAGCCAAGTATTATCAGCCGATGATTTACTTCAGATAAAAGAAGTACTCATGGAAGAATTAAACATAATGAATGGCGAAGGACCATCAAATGAGACAGATAGATTGCTATCTGGATTTGCTGCTAAACGTGCCGATTTTAGCGTATTTGAAGAACAACTAATACGAAGAATAATAACAAATGATGTTAATGGAAAATTACCATCTGAATTACTGAGAGAGCAAATTATAAAAAATATATTTGCTACAAACAATAAAAGTGGGATGGATGGTATAAAAAGAAATGCAGCTGGGGCAATAAAAATTGACAATACAGTTGGAGTCCCTAGTCCTGTATTATTAACGCTTGATACAGTAACAACTAGATATAAAAAAGCAAAGATTAAATATGTTTTTGATGTCACATTTAGCGAATTTGTTGTTAATGTTGATAATTCAGCTGAAATTATAGAGCAATTGAAAGAGCAGATCGAAAGTTTAAAAAATAAAATGTCTTTGTTAGAAACAGATAAGACAAATTTTAAAGATGTGATTCTTGGGTTGGAAATAGATAATGCATCTTTTAGAGACGAAATAAATGCGTTACAACAGTCAATATCAGAAGAAGCATTGGGTCTTGCAACACAAGAACAAGATCGTCAAGAGGAGTTAAGAAAAATCCAAGAAGAAGCACAACGATTGGTTGTAGATGCAACCACTAGATTAACACAAAAAGAATCAGAGTTCGCAGAATTTAAAGCAAAGGTTGAAATGGTATTTATAGCATCTAACACATACGAAGAAATTATTGAAAATTTCAAAAAAATTGGTATAGGAGCGTAAGATGTCATTATATCAATACAAAAATTCAACTGAAATATTTAGATCAAATAAACCAACAAATGGTTCTTTTTTTGCTAAATCACAGAGTAAACTTTTATCTCCTGCACAATTTTATCCAAATTTAAATTTAGAATCTTTCTCAAGAACAGGATCTCCGTATTCAAAACGAACCATAGAATTTCATGTGTATTCAGTTGACGGTGCATATTTAGTTGGCTCACAATATTCACCAAATGTTCAAATTATAGATGATGAAACTGTTTTATTTGATTTAGAGGCAGATCTTTCTGAGCTTGGTGTAACAGCTGGTGTTTATAAATTTACATATAATATACTGCATGATAGAGTTGGTTCATTTGCAACCGAAAAACTTTTTATATATGATATATCGCCTTCAAGAACTGAATTAATATTAAAATTGGAATCACCTGATGATCAAACATCTGTAAATGATCTAAATAACTTCTTTAAATATTGGGCAAACCAACGAGTATTTTTTATAAATTCAGTACTGAATTTTGGTCAAAATAATTTAGTACCAATTGCAAATATTAGTACAGATAATATACAAAATAAGATTTATATTAAGCTGTTTGATCCGTTGCCACCACAATTTTCAATACAGAATTCGTGTTGGATATCAGAAATGCTAACACAACCATATATAGATTCCCTACAGATTGTCCCACCTATTGTCAATATTTCTGGGAATACTCTACAGGAACCACAAACCGATGTTGAAAAGTTATATTGGACTCATTTAGAATCTGATTATAAAACTTGGACTGATATAGTATCATCTAACACAGATACTGCAGAGCTAACTGTCAATAATTTATTTCGAAGAAAATATGGAATAAAACTAAACATAGATTTTTCTGATTTATCGAGCTTTGTTCATTATTCTTCATTGGAAGAAAGAATTTTAAATTTTACATACAAAGTAGAATTAATTGCATGGTATCAAGAGCAAATAAATGCCATATACGGATTAGATAGTACGCAAAATTCTGATATATTGCTGTATTCTACATCTAAAAATCTTTTGTTACAATCATTTGATGATTTTGAAATGTTTTTATACT